CCCCCGTACCGGGGTTGCGGACCCCCCGGATTTTGAAACACACGTCGATGAATTTTTTTTTTTTTTTTCGCCCACCTAAACTGCCAACTGCCATCTGCCAACTGCAAAACCCTTTTTGTACTTTCCTTATAACCCCCTACCCTTGACGGCACACCACTACCCGGCCTACCCTTGAACCCCATGAACGCCCTAGCCACCGATCGGTGGATTCCGACCTTTCTGGATCACGTCGCCGCACACGGCATGGTGAACAAAGCGGCCAAGGCCGTTGGCGTCTCACTCAAACGTATCGAGATGCTTACCGCAGAATCCATCGAGTTCGAGGAAGCACTCCGCGAAGCCACGGAAACCGCCGCCGATCGCATCGAGCAAGAGGTCCACCGCCGCGCCATCGACGGCGTACCAAAAGGCGTGTACTACCAAGGGGCCAAAGTAGACGAGGAAGTGCAATACTCCGACACGCTCCTCGCGCTACTCATCAAGGCCAAACGGCGCTCGGTATTCGGCGACAAGCAAGAGATCACCGGCGCGAACGGCGGCCCCCTCACCATCCTCGTGCGCGCGTTCCCCACGCCCGACGACCCCGCCTCAACCCCAATCCCAACCTCCAACCGCGTCGCCAACGCCACGGTGATCGAGCACCCCGCCCTCGAACATGACCCCGACCCCAGTACCCTTGTCTAGCGCCGTCCGCATCCTCACCGGGATGACGCTCGTGCACTTGCCTACCCAAACTACGTTTGTAGTGCTGTGTAACTGCGCGCAAGCGCGACCCAAGCACCACACCCTGCGTTTCGTCACCGCCAACAGGCACCTCTATGGACTACCCGCACCTGCCCCCCGACGAGCCGACCCCGCCCCCGAAACCCCTCCTGCGTCACCGGATCAACCCGTGTGATATCGACCGCTGGCCCCACCTCGCCCCGCTGGGCGACTGGCTCGCCGACCGGTCCTCCGGCTGTCCGTGCTGCGACACGCTGCGCGTCCCAGCCGCCTTTGCGCTGGGCGTCTTGCTGACGTACGCTGCGCTCACCTTCCTCCAAGGCCACTGACGTGTATGTGATCGCCTGCGCCAACCCCACGCTCCGCCTGCGCCTGCCGTCCTGTGCCAAGATCATCACCGCGGCGACCCTCTCCCGGCCCGACCACCCGCTCATCACCCTCACGCCGCCCACGCAGACCGTACCCGGCGACGTCGCGCTCACCGGTATCCCCGACGACGCCCCCCGCGGCGTCTACACGCTGGCGCTGACGTCCGACTGCGGGTGCTACTCGACCCTCGTCTACCTCAACGTCTGCCCGCCGATCGCGTTCGTTCCGACGCACACGCCGACCGGGGCGACACAACAAAGCATCGAGTGCTGCGAGCCCGATACCCAGCCGGACTGGGACACGATCCCGGTGGTGGCCGCGTTCCATGTCACCCAGCCGACCCCGGGCACCTACCTGCTCACGCTCGACCCACCGGTGCCCGAGGGGCTGGCCCTGTCCTACTCTGTGCTCACCGACACACTCACGGTGACCTTGGCCTCGCCGGCACCCGCCGACCCGCAAGATATCTACCTCATCGACAGCTCCGGCATTATCTTAGCCACCGGCCAGTCACCCGATCTCACGCTGACCTTCGACCTGCGCTGCGCCTCCTACTGGCTGCAGATCGGCGCGACCCCGCCTGCGGTGCCGTGAGCCGCTCCGTCACGCTACCGGCATTCGGCTGGGAGCCCGCGCCCCATCAGCTCAAGGCGTGGAACGCGCTCAACCCGCCGACGCCGCGACCACTCGCCGAGGCGATCAACACTGTCGTGCTCGCGTGGCACCGGCGCGCGGGCAAGGACGAGATCGCCCTGCACAATGCCGCGATCAAGGCGATGGATCGCGCCGGCAATTACTGGCACATGCTGCCGCAGCAAGAGCAGGCCCGTAAGGCGATTTGGGAGGCGGTCAATCCGCGCACCGGACGCCTTCGCTGGAAGGATGCGTTCCCCGACGAGATCATCAAGCACGTCGATAACCAAGGCATGAAGCTGACGTTCCAGAACGATAGTTCGTGGCAAGTGCTCGGCTCCGACAACTACGAATCCCTTGTTGGCACTACGCCGGTCGGCATCACCATGTCGGAAGCCGCACTCGCTAATCCGAATGCCTACGGTTTCTTCCGCCCGATCCTCATCGAGAATAATGGCTGGTCGGTACACGTCAGCTCGACACGCGGCAAGAATCATTTTTACAAACTATTCGAGCTGATAAAAAATGATCCTAACGGCTTCGCTGAATTGCTCTCGGCCGAAGACACCGGCATTTTCTCGCCGATCCAGCTCGCCCTCGAACGCAAGGTCTACATCGACCTCTATGGGTCGGCGCTGGGTAATTCTCTCTTTGAGCAAGAGTATCTCTCGCGCTGGGAAGCCGCGATCATCGGCAGTGTGTTCTCCCAAGAACTGCGTGAGCTGCGCGAGAGTGGCCGCGCACGCCCGCTGGTCTACGATCCACGCTATGCCGTCGATACGTCGTGGGATATCGGCGTCGGCGACACCAACGTGATCCTGTTCTGGCAGACGGTGGGCAACATCGAGCGCCTGTTCGACTGGTACGCGTCCACAGACACCGGCATCGAGCACTACGCAGAGATACTCGCCAACAAACGCTACTACTACCGCAAGCATTTCGGGCCGCACGATATCGTGCAGCGCGAGTGGGGCGCGAACGGTGTCGGTCGTATGGCAACCGCGAAGAAACTCGGCGTGCATTTTGACCGGATGCCGAACGTGAGCAAGCAAGACAGTATCGCGGCGAGCGCGCAGCTGATCCGGCGCATGGAGATCAACGTCAGTGACACGCCGGTAGATGATCCGATGGATGATTGTGCGTTCGTACTCGCGGCGTTCGAGCAATACCGCTTTGTGTTCGATCGCGAACGTAAGGTCATGTCGAAAAATCCAGCCCACGATTGGACGAGCCATTACAACGACGCCCTCGCGACGAAGGCGCTGGCCGATGCGCTCTCGGAACCCTCGAACTCCTCGCGCCAGCGGCTACAAGGGCGCGGTCAAGAGGTCATTCAGCAGTACGACGGGCGTCGGCTACGGCATTTGCTAGCCAACAAAGGCCCGGGTGGGGCGTGGGGTTAAAACTACTTTGCGTCGGCCAGAGTGGTAGATGCGGAACAGCCCCATGCGCTGCGTATTCTCGAATTCAGATTCCTCTGCACGAAAATCAGGCAATTTTTCCAAGTTGCTGCGCTTCGTTGCCGTTTTGTGCCGGCGCTCACCAGCACGGCGTCCTTTCACAGGCCAGATTGTCCAGTAGTCAGGCTCTATTTCAGCTACTGGCGTGAAGCCGAGCATCGCATAGCTCTTGCCTTGATATTTGTCGAGGTCTATGTAGCTAACCACACTAGATATCTCTCCTGCCGCCTCAAGCAGCGCCTTGAACAGCCGGCTCATACCTCCAACAATGCAGCGTCCATCAGTGGCGTAGCGAGACAGGCAGAGCACTTGGCTATTGGTAGTGCCACGACGCTCTGTGTTTGCGCCTAGCGTCATGCAGGCAACTAGCACTCCCGCTTCCCACAGGCCCATATGCGCACCGCGGCAAGCGCCCAAGAAGTGATGCCTCTCGTAGAAGGTGCGAGCACGCTTGGCAGTTACTTTTTGCACCGTCAACTTGCGAGCATGTACTCTCTCCGCTAGGCCAAGTTGATTGAGCAGGTAGCTCTCGCAAAGGGCGCGACGATAAAGCCACTCATCCTCGTAGATAGCGATGTATCGCCAGCCAGCAGCTTCGCAGGCGAGACGCTTCATCTTGTGCATACTCGTTATTTGAGTGCGGCCTTTATCCAAACGCCCGGTGCTATGCCAGTAGAGCCCGTGGTACTCGATAGCCAGTTTTGAATCCGGCAAGAATAAGTCAACACGTCCTAAGCTATCAGGGATTCTTTTCTCTTTTACTACTTCTAGATTGAGAAAAGCAGACAGTTCATCTACCCCTTTGGAGCTATTAGTTTGCGATAAGCCACAATCAGGGCAGCCCGAGCCTGCGTTTATGTGAGCGTCCGGGGTTTGTGAAAAATCCCCGTGCTTTTTGCAGTTAATAGTCAACGGTGTTTTTGCATTGACGTATTTGCTGCTCTTGTAGTCGTAGCGGGAGCCATGCGCGGCGCGAGCAGCGCTCACGAAGTCTGCTCCGTGTTTTTCAGCGCGCCGTAATCCAGCCGCTTGCTTACTGCACTTCGAGCATCCTTTAGAGCGTAGATGCACATGAGGAATCTGATAAAAAATCCCGTGCTCTGCGCAACCTATGCTGACAGCAGTAGTAAAGTTCACATAGCCGAGCGCTGAGTAGTCGAAGCGATTACCAAACTTGGCTTTTGCTTTCGCGATAAAAAGGGTGGCGTCTTTTTTCTTGCCGGCGCGTATCGCTTCTCCGCGTGGAAGCGCTGGGTTTTTTCCTTGCAGATGGTTGTAAGGGGTTTGCCAGAACTCTTTTCGATCAGGGCCGAGCAGTTTTACTTTCGTGCTCAGGTTTACAAAATCGAGCTGGCTATAATCGAAGTAGTCACCGTGCACGGCTCTTGCCTTGGCAATGAACTCCTCCGCGGTAAGTCGGCAGTAGTGCTTACGCACTAGCTTTTGCTCTGGGCAGCTAGGTATGCTACAAGAGCACGGCGTAGTATCTCGGCTTGGGCCGCGCCCGTGCGCAGACTCTCGGCTTCGAGTTGCGCCTTGAGTTCAGGAGGTAGCACAAGCATCAAGCGAGGTGAGTTCATGGCTATCTCCATCTAGGAACTACAGGATATATCACCCGATGGCTGATGTAAAGACCTCCGTGGAGCAGCGCGACACCCTTGCGGACGTCGTTTGTACCCGTTACCGCCGCGCCAGAGACTATCGGGACAGCTACATCGTCCACCAAGGCAATAGCTACTCCCGCCTCCTCTCCCGTGCCAACTCCCAGTACCGTCGTGAGTACACCGACGATGATCGCGGGATGCTTGAGCAGTCGTTCGGCTTTTGCCCGACCCGCTACATGGGTGTGGTGCAGCAGAAAGTGAACGCGACAGTGGCGTGGAGTAACGACCTCATCGTCAACAACCTCGACGCCATGTTTACCGTCGCACCCTCACCGCGACCGGAACTCGACAAGTCCAGTCTCGATCGCATTCGCCGCGGTGTGAAACGCGAACTGACCGAGAAGATGCTGCAAGCCGGCATTGCCGATCCGCAACTGCTGCTCGATGCGAAGGGCAAACCGGCGCAACGGATCGAAGACTTCTTGGCCGAGCGCGTTCGCGCGCTGCACAAGGTCGAGCTGTCCCGCATCATCAGTCTGGCGTCAGACTCCGCCCAAGAAGCACAGACCCGGATGCGCGACGTCATGGTGGCGGGGCAGTTCCGTCAAGCCTACTCCGCTTACAGTTTCGACCGCATCCTGACCGGCGTCGGGGTGATGCGCTTCCCCGACTGGCAGCGTCGTGCGGTGCTCAAGCACGCCGGGAAGAAAGCCACGCTGGAATGGAAAACCTTACCGTGGTTTCGGCATGTACGCACGGTGGATTTTTATCCGGTCTGCGATGCGATCGACTACCAGACGAACACCGGCAACACGGAATACACCTACGTCACCAAGGCCGAGTTGATCGGTATGGCGCGGCAGGACGATTATTTCACCAAAGAAATCGAGGATATCCTCACCGAGTTTGCCTATCGCACGCGCAACTGGCTCGACACCGACAACGACCCCAGCAATCGCGAAGCATGGTGGGAACTCGATGAGACGATTCCGCTGCTGATTCACGAAGGCTTCTTCTCCGGTGACGAACTCAAAGAGTACGGCATCACCGGCATCGACCAACTCGACTATGTATCCGCGCGCATTGAAGTCTGCGGCAACCGCACGATCCGCGCCAAGCTGCTGCGGATGCCCGGCGGGGCCGACCGTTCTTACTACGCAGCGCCCTTCACCAAGATCGGCGATAACCTGCTCGACTCTATCGGTCTTGCCGCGATGCTCTGGGATTCCGAGCAACGTGTGAATGTGCTGATGCACTTGTTCGAGCACAACGCGGACTGGGCCTCGCGCCCGCCGCGCTTGGTCAACCCAACCGTGTTCGAGAATCCGAACGACGCCACGCAGATTGTTCCCGGCGGGCAGTACAACGTCGAGGATCGCTTCGCGACGTCTGGTTCACTGCCCGAGCCGGTGCGCAGCATGAACATGGTGTCGGCGCAGTACCATCTGCTCATGTCGCAAGTCGGCGCGATCCTGCGCCAAGCGGATGAGGACTGCGGCATTCCGGCGTTTGCCTACAGTGCACAAGACTTCGGTCGCTCCTCGTTGGGCGAATACACCCAGCGCGTGTCCAATGCGCTGCGCACGATCAAGCAAGCCGCACTGAACGAAGACACCTACTTCATCGAGCCGGCGTTCACCGGGTTGTTCCATCATCTGCTGCAGACCGAGCCCGATTTGGCCGAAGGTCAAGACGTCGGCGTGCTGGTGCGCGGCATGACCGGCCTGCTGAAAGAAGACGAGCGCCAGAAGCGCGAGGCGGGCGTCATGTCGTTCGTGATGCAGGGGGCGAAGGACGGGATTGTGCCGGAACAGGCGGTGCGCTACGCTACCCGGAGACTACTGGAACAGGCAGGTTTCCCGGTAGACGCCCTCGGCTTGAGCGATCCGGTGATCGACTCGGCCCTCGCCGTCGCTGCCAGTCAGCCGCTACAGGGACTCACCGCGGGCGGGCCGCAAGTACCCCAGCTCGACGGTCGCAGTAACGTACCGTCTGCCAATGTCGCCTCTCCCGCTGGCAACTCGCAACTCTCCGTTCCCGGGATACAGCCATGAGCATTATCGTCGCTGGGCGTGAGGTCAAGCTAAACGATGCGCTGTACCACATTGCGTTTCGTGCATGGGGCACCGTCACCGGCTTCGACGACGGCTCCGCGATCCTGACGCTGCAAGGCGCGAACAACCAGACGCGCAATCTCTATTTCCTCACCGGCGGCATTGTCAACGGCAACCGGGTGATCTACTGGCACGAGCCCATCGCGCTCGATCTGCCATTTCAAGATATCGGCAAATACCAAGCCGTTCTCGACACGCTCGTACGGGAGTTCCCCTCGTGAAAGTTCTTATTGACAAGGACACGATCTCGGGGATTTCAAATCCCTTCGAGATCGCGGAGCAAGTCACGGTCATGGCACTCGGTTTGGAACCGGATGACACCGTGACTTTTTTCATTGTGCTGCTCAGCATTCCGCCGCGAGTGCAGTGCGAATGCCCGCCGGTGCAAGTGCAGTTCGTCTCCATCGTGGACGAAGTACCGCTTGTCTGCAATGGCAATCCCGTTACACTCAGTCGCGACAACCCGTTCGTGGTGCTCGATGCGCCGCAGGGCTTCAAGCTGCGCGCCAAGCTCAATCAGGTCATCACCGCACCGTTGAGCACGCAGACGGTGTTCCTCAACGAGCGCACGACAACCCACATCAATGACCGGCTGCGCGGCTGCGAGGTTGCCCCATGAACGCATTGATGTACCTGTTCAACAACCAGTCGCTGCAACTCGACTCGCCGGTTTTCGAGGTCAAGAACCAAGTGACCGTGGTCGCGGTCGGTTTGCAGCCCGACGACTACATCACCTTCGAGGTCATCAGCGTCATCGCGGGCGTGCGCTCGACCGTCTGCGGTTGCCGGGTGAATCCTGCCACCGACAGTGCGATCGGCGGCGTGACCGAACTGCAGTGCCCGACGTGCGTCAGCGACACACAACAACTCGTGCGACTGACCAACCGCAACCCGGTCGTCATCATCGACAACCCGCAGAATGCCATGCTTCGCGCCATCTATCACGGCGACGGCATCGACATGCACACGGTCACGGTATGGGCCGTCGAGACGGACAGCCAAGACCTGACCGACTCGATGCGCGGCTGCCCGCCCGTGTGCTGCGAGGACGAGGAGCAGACGTGGGAGCAAACCGGCGAGTACCGTTGCACCGACGCCGGCTACGAAGCGCAAGAGGTCAGCAACTGCCAGAACCTGCGCTGGGTTGTCGTCAGTGCACTCACATGGGTGGCAACCGGCGTCACGCGCTGCGTGGACGACAGCATCGAGCAGCAGGAAGTCAATCAGTGTGGTGGCCTGCGTTGGGTCGCTGGCGATGACGTCGGCGGGTGGGAAGCCACCGGTGCGACGCGCTGCGTCGATGGTAACGTCGAGCAGCAGGAAAGCAGCACGTGCGGCATACGCTGGACCGTCGTCGGTCCCGAGACGTGGACACAGACCGGGCAATATCGTTGCGTCGGCGTGGACTACCAAGCGCAAGAGGTCAACGAGTGCGGCAACCTGCGCTGGACGACGATCGCCGTGGTCGCATGGGTGGCGACCGGCGCGACACGCTGCACAGGCGGCAACTTCGAGCGGCAAGAGAGCAATCAGTGCGGTGCGCTGCGTTGGACGGTGGTCGAGGCGGTTGCGTGGACTGAAACCGGCATGGTGCAGTGCATCGGCGGCTTCGACAACAATCAAGAAACGAATCAGTGTGGCGACGTGCGCTGGACGCCCACGGCAACGCCGTGTGGTGATAGCGAAGGGGCTCTGTACGTCATGCCGCCCGCGGCAGTACCGGCCGAAGCGATTGACGACACGGCCATCGCCACGGATATCTATGGCATTCGCAACGCCTTGCTGGGCGCACCGGAAGGATTCATAGACATTGGCGGCAATGCCATACCGTTCTTCGATGTTCAACTGTGCTGCAACTTGCCGACTGTAAATCCGTTGCCAGCAAATATCGAAACCGACACGTTCGATATCTCGCTGCCCGTGCTCACCTACGGCACGCAGGCGACAACACTCGGCCGTCCGTGGGGTTGGATCAATTATCTTGGCTACGTTCTTCCCTATTACGGCTACGGGGATTGTGCGCCGTCCACCACCAGCGGCACGGACCTTCCGACGAATCTGCTTGGCCGCCGCGATGCGTTGATGGGCGAGCCTGACGGCTTCGTAGTCATCAGTGGCTATCACGTGCCGTACTACACCCAGCCTGCGTGCCCAGAAGAACCATGACCTACCGCACTCCGCTCAAGTACAAGCATCGGCTCAAGAACCATCACTTGATGGAGCCGGAGGACGTGATCGACCCGAAGTTTATTCCTCCGGTCGTGCACGACGCGACGCTGGCGGGTGAGGGCAACGCGGCGCTGCCGCTGGGTGTGGTGGTATCCCCGGCAGGCGGCAATCACCTTCAAGTGCTACCAGACGGCTTGTATGCGACGGGGCAAGCGCTCAGTGCAATCCTGACGCAGAGCATTGATGACGGCGACGCCGGTCATGCACCGTCAGGCAACGCGGTGTTTGACGCGCTCGTTGCGGTTTACGCGGCGGTTTGGGCGCATCAAGTCAAGCAATACGACGGCCTAGCTTTGTCTGATCTTGCGACGGCATTGGTCGCAGTAGATGGCGTGGGCTGGTGGCTGGTTCCCTGCGATTGCACACTGAATGAGGTCATCACGGCCGTGACGGTGGCGCAATCGTCGTCGGGCAGCGTCACGGTTGATGCCAAGCTGGGAGCAACCAGTTTGTTTGCAACCTTGCCGAGCATTCAAGCCAGTGAAGATACCAGCTTGACGGGCACGCCTGCGGTGATCGAGACGGCGGGCAGCATCAACGTGCTGAGCAAAGGCGATATCGTGAAGTTCAACCTGACAGCAGCCGGTACCGGGGCTAAGGGTCTGCAAGCTCGCATTGTGTACACGCCGTCATGAGCAATCCGGTAGACCCGTATCGCTTCGCAGTAGCCGGTGGCCTCACGTCACGCTACTTTCGTCTTTACGTCACGATGATACGAGACGGTGCGACATGGGGCTCCTCTGATCCCGGCATCCTCAATTTGCGTTTCGGCCTTGCCGCCACGCCGGGAGGCCCGAACCTTTGCAATGACGGCGGCGTTACCGGCACGCCACGACCGGGCATGACAGTCACCGAAAGTTCTTCGTACTTGGGCCTCGATGGGATGCACGGAGTATTTGATCCGCGCGGCACCGGCGGATCGTACTGGCACACAGCACTGGCACAGGCCTTTCCGTGGTGGGTGGCGATCGACTTTGGATCGCCAGTGCATGTCGAAGAACTCTACGTGCAAGCGGTTAACTGCTGTGCAACGGATCGTACGCCCTTCAAATTCTTTTTGCAGACGTCTACAGACGGCGCGACGTGGACTAACGTCTTGGCCGTCAACGGTCAAACCGGTTGGGTGCTGGAAACTCCGCGTGTGTGGCCGATCGGTCCTGCCATTCCCTCTTTCGTATCGCTGCTGCACTTCAACGAACCGAACGGCACGATCGTACCGGTGGATGTGACAGGAAAGGTCTGGACGCGTGCGGGTACGACGACCGTCGTCAGCAACGCGCAGTCGAAATATGGCGGCACGTCCCTGTTTGTAGGAAATACCAACGGCGCAGGAACCACCAACGGCATCAACACCCCCGCGCATGGCGACTTCGGTTTTGGCAGAGACAACTTCGGAATCGAGTGGTGGCAGTACAACAACACGATCAACAATTACCAAGTGCCAATCAGCTATGGCGGCGTCAGCGCCCACGGTCTTCACTTACAGACCGGCAATAGCGATGGCAAAATACAAGTCTATGTTGGTGGCAGTGTGGCACTTGCAGAAAGCGTCGCGGCGGCTACCGGTGTTCAAGACCACATAGCACTGGTAAAGGACAACAATGTCTTGCGCCTATATCGTGCCGGGGTGCAGGTCGCCTCCGCAGCACACTCCACCGACATAGGTTTGAATGCAGCGTTTGTTATTGGTGCCTACGCCAGCGGGGCGTACGCACTGGACGGCTACGTGGATGATTTCCGTGTGGTCAACAACGGCATGTGTCCGTATCCCAACGGCACGGCGTTCACGCCTCCTGCACAACACCCTGACATTTGATAGGACACGGCCATGAGAATTATCAAATTTCAGTCACCAGTGAACGGGCTGATCCTTGACTTGCCCGATGACACACATTGCGTTTGCAGACTGGCTGACGTTCCCGACGTCGAGCCGCTGGTAGGTACGGTCTACGTGGCTAATGATTTCGCGTCGGGACCGAGCTATTACGTCATCGACGCCAGCGATAACTCGTCCGTGGCCGGGGCACACTCCAAGGCACTGTACAACCCGGTCGCCAACAACGACAACACCCGGCTGTACGTGCTCAACAGCACAGATGGCGTCGTGGCCTACGTGGACCTCAGTACCGGGACGCTGGTGAATACGACCACCCCGTGTGGCGTTTTTGCTACGACGACCTCGCAGGCGTTTGTCATCGACAACGCAGGCAATTTTGGTTATGTGATCGACTACGCCAATGGTCGGCTATACAAGATGGACATGGCAACCGGTGCCGCCGTGGCGACCATCGTGCTTGGGTCGTGGCTACCGGCGGCGCTGTGTATCAACAATGCAGGCACGGTGGTTTATGTGGTCGGCGTGGACGGCTACTACGTCTTCGACACCATCGCCGAGACGGGAGTGTTTCACGTACTGGACGCTGCCGGTGGTGGCATCCGGGGCGTCGCGCTCAACCCGGCCGAGGATAAGCTGTACGTCGTCGGCCACAACGGCAGCATTCACTACGGCGTCTACATCGTCGATACGACCACCTTCGCCCTGCTGGACTTTGTAAACACGCCGGGGGCGGGTATTGGCTACGCATTGCAGATGGTGGTGTTCAACCCCGATGGCCTGACCTACGCGGTCAGCGACTTGAACAGCACACCGGACGGGCTCGTGTGGATATATGACGCAGCGACCAACACGTTGCAGACTACGATCATTGTCCCGCGCCATAACACGGTGGGCTCGCTGGCGTACAACCAGACAGGCTCGCGTTTGTACGCTTCTTCGGGGCAGACAGACACGCTGACTGTAATAGAGACGGCCGGCTACACCATTGTCGCCACCGTGCCGGTTCCGACCCTCGCGATCGGCGTCTATGTCTATCCCCCTGCATAACACTTGAGGACACTGGCTATGCGCCCTATCCCATTTCAATCGCAAAGAAACAGCCTAATCCTTGATATGCCCGGTGAAACGCATTGCGTTTGCAGACTGGTTGATGAGGAACCGCCTCCCGAGCCGCCCGTCCCTGTCACTTGGGACGCTGCCACAAAGAACACGAATGTCACGCTGAGCAATGGCGACCTTACGGCGTCAACCGCCTACGTGGACGCCTACGTGGGAGCGAAATCGACCGTTAGCCACAACGCAGGGAAATGGGCTTTCCGGCTTCAATACAACTATTCCGGATTGCCGGGGGACGAGCAGTATTCCGGCATTGCTGGCACGGGCTATGATCCGGCAGTTGAAAACGAGGCCTTTCTCGGCGCTGCCGAAGGCCTGCTCTACAGCACTGACGGCGCTGTTTATGCTGACGGCTCCGGCGAGCCATTAACAACCATCGGTGCGCTTTCTGACGGCGGCTGGCTTTACATGTGGGTAAACGCGACCACCGGGAAGATATGGGCCTCTACTTCTTCAACACCCCCCGGTGACCCCGAAGCCGGTACCGGAGAAACCCACACATTCACCCCCGGCAATGCGATGGCGATTGTATGCGCCATGTACAAGGCAACCTCGCCGCCGTCGCCAACCGATCCGAGCCACGTAATAGACGGCTCGTTTAGCAGCGGCACCTTTGCTGCGTGGGGGGTCGTGACATGAGACTTCTTCTTGCCATCATGTTGCTCTTGCTTACTGCCTGTTCCAGTGGCGGAGGTCACAGTGCTCCGCCACCGCCACCACAAACGCAATCCGCGTGGTCAATCGGCCCGATCATTCGCGGCCAGAATTATTCGGTCGGTATGCCGGCGTCTCCCACTCCGATCGGTGCAGGTTGGCTCATCCAGTTTCCCATGGGTGCCAACACTCACGTGGACTATGTGCAGTGGCATCGCGTGCCATCACTGGTCGGCGTGAAGCAGGTTGTCATGCGCTACGAAGTGACCGGCAGCGGTTTCGTAGCACACGGCGCAACAACTCCGGCCACAGTCGGCTTGTGCTTTCAGCGGCGTGGTGACGATTGGAGCGGTGTAGGGGCGATGCAGTCTTATCGCTGGTACTCGCGGCAGTTGCCGGAGTTGAAAGCGGGCAGCTACGTGTTGACGGTTCCACTCGATTTACAGAATTTGGGCGATGTTTACGGCAAGAGCGACAATGCGGCAGCGCTCGCAGCAACGCTCGCCGATCTGGATAATCTCGCGGTGGTGTTTGGCAACACGAGCGGTGCGGGTCACGGGGTCTACACGACAGCACCCGCGACATTCAAGATGGCACCCTTGGAGTTCATTCAGTAATGGCCCTTCGCGCGCCCGCTTGCAATAGAGGCACGCCCTGTGCAACGGCGTGTGACACACCGATCTCGCAAGACGCTGGCAACGCGCTTGAGCTGCGGCCAGATGGGCTGTTCGTTGCACCCGGCGATCCCGGCCCCGCCGGTGCCGATAGCATCGTGCCCGGCCCGCCGGGTGATCCCGGTCCTCCCGGTGCCGACAGCACCGTGCCCGGGCCGCAGGGCGATCCCGGCCCGGCATCGACGTACGTCGCGGGCGATGGCCTCACAGAGAGCCCTGCCGGCACGTTCAATGTCGGCACGGCAGAGGCGTCGCGCATACAGGTCAACGCCAACGACATTGATCTCGGCACGCCGGTCATCGCGAACTGGGCCTTGGGTGTTTTCTATACCAAGGTCGCGTTCGATCAATACGGGCGTGCGCTCGACGTGCAGCAAGCGGTGCCTGCCGATATCGGTGCCGAGCCGGCGTTCGCGGGTGGCACGACCGCGAAGTATTACCGCGGCGACAAGACGTGGCAGATTCTCAACAAAAATGCGGTCGGCCTTGCCAACGTCGATAACACGACGGATGCGACCAAGCCGGTTAGCGCCGCACAAGCCGCGGCGATCGCTGCAGTGGCTGCCGCGATTCCGGCAACGACCGACGCACTGACCGAAGGTGCGTTCAACCTCTACTTCACCAACAGTAGAGCGGTAGCCGCACTTGCGGGAGCGCTGTCAACCAAGCAAACCATCTTCGCGCCGGTGACGGCGGCCAGTGGCGATATCACGCCTGCGCTGGACACGAGCAACGTCACGGTGCGCACCGCGCTAGCGGCGGCGGTCACGATCAATAATCCCACCGGCACCAAGATCGAAGGCAAGGAGCATGTTCTGCGCCTGCGGGATAACGGCACCTTGCGCGCGATCACATGGGACAGCGAGTACCGGTCGATGAGCGTGGCGCTCCCTGCAACGACGACGGCCAACAAGACGGTCTGGCTATTTTTCCGCGCCAACGCGGCGGAAACCACGATGGATTTGGTCAGTGTGGCGTTGCAACCCTAATTGAACTACCCTAGTTAGCGAACCCGGAGAACAACGATGGCTGCCAAAGAACCTGTCAAGTACGAAGCGGGCCTGCACACGCCATTCGTGGGCCCAGATACCCTGCCTGTAAATCGTATTCCACTCTCTGCCGATCCCGGCAACCTGATCGAGCCACGCACCGACGGATTGTTCTACGGCCTGACCGCGCCGCCTTCGACTGCGCAGCTTTTTGTCTCGTCCTCTTCAGGCAACGATGCCAACCTCGGCACGAAAGCCTCGCCGCTGGAAACCATTGCCGAAGCCATCAGCCGGTCTGAAAACCGTCCGGTGACGTATCAGATCGTACTCCGCTGCGGCGAGACGCATCATGTCGATGCGATGGCTCCGGATCGTAGCGCGGCACAGGTGGAGTTCTGGTGGTACGACGATCCCATCTACGGCGATTTCAATACGGCGGCAGCAGGTTGCATCTCGTACACGCCAACCATTGCCGACGATTTGACGCGTCCCATTCTGATGTTTCATCGGATCGAAACCACGACCCATGAAACGGCCGGCTTCATGTACGAGCAGGTCAACTACAACGGCATCAACCTGAAATTCGTGGATGACGTCCCCGGCTCGATCTTGCCGGACGGCCCCGATGCGATCAATCGCGTTACCCGGTTCCGTTCCGAGACGCGCTTCATTGGTTGTGTCATCGACATGCCGAGCTACGCCGGTCCCATCTTCCGTCAGTGCGACGTGTTCTATTTGAACACGATCATCAACGGCGATACCGACGATCGCTATTACATCTTGAACGAGATCATCAGTACGAGCTACGCCAACGGCACTAACCATGCGGCCTGTGGTTCGCGACCGGCCTACACCGCAACCGTGAGCAACATCGCCACCGCCATCGTCCTCGCATCGTTCTTTGACTTGCGCTACGACGCGCCGAGCCAACAGTCGTTCAACGCCGCGATCGGTTGGGATATCTTCCCGTGAGTCAGCAACTGAAAAGTCGGTTCGGCTGGCCGCTCATTGGCATTGGTTTAGCTCTATTTTGCTATTCAGCGATTGCTTTTGCACAGCAAGTGCCGGCTAGCACTGTGGACTACCCAACAGTGTTTAACCTGCTGGCTGGTCTGCTCATTTCCATGATCGGCGTTTATGCGAAAACATTGAGCGTGCGTATTACTGACAACCGGGACGATATCAAAGCACTTAGCACAAAACTTGATGAGCACAAGATTCAACTGGCACGCGATCATCATACCAAGCAGGAATTGCGTGCCATGATGACGGATGCTGTGCAGACTCTTACTGAGCGAATTACAGAAAATCGTGCAACGACACTGGCGGTACACCGACGTTTAGACGAGATGGGTATCAAGCCCGCTTTTCCAAGGGATGCCTCATGAAGCTACTCGCTACTGACTTCACGTGGGCGGCTGTGGAACTTAGCTGTTTGGATGCAGCTATTCGCGCAGTGGCTACCGTTGAATCCCGGGGTAAAGGATTCGACGACCGGGGCGTGCCGATAATTCTGTTCGAGGCACACAAGTTCAGCGAGTTCACGCAGCATCGCTTCGACGAGTCACACCCACGGATCAGTTCGCTACATTGGGATCGCGCGCTGTATACCGGTTCCAACATGGAAGAGCACTTGCGGCTGGAAGAAGCCGCCCTGCTCGATCGCGAGGCGGCGCTGAGAGCCGCCTCGTGGGGCCTATTCCAGATTCTTGGCGACAACTGGCAGGCTTGTGGTTACGCCTCACTGCAGGAGTTCATCAACGCGGCGTACCACAGCGAGCGCGGGCATTTGGAAATGTTCGTCGGCTTCCTCAAGAACAACCCGAGAATGCGCAAGGCCTTGGTCAATCACGATTGGGTAGCCTTCGCCCGAATGTATAATGGTCCCGCCTTCGCAAAGAATCATTACGACGCGAAGCTCGCCGCCGCCTACAAGAAGTTTTCCCAGATGAGCTAAACGAGAATTTCAGCATGAAATACATTCTTGCTCTTATCGCTTGCGTACTCGTAACAACCGCTTGGGCGTCTACGTCAGACCCGGCTGCCGATGCCATTAACCACGGCTTTGACATGCTACTGCTTATTCTTGATCGGGCTAAAGGACTGATCGAGCCGATCGTCGGACTGGCCGTGGCAGTGATGATCGCGATGCAGTACGTCAGCTTGCGTCACCAGAGAGTAGCCGCTTCTGAGCGCAAAGATCAAACGGCGGTGTTGAGCGATCAAACCGCCACACTTAATCAGCAAAATCAAGTCTTGGCCCACGTCACCGAACAAGTGCAGACCGTAAAGGAATCAGTAAACGGTCTGACGACACAAGCCGTTTCTGATGCACGCGTGATTGGCAAGGCCGAAGGTATTGCTTCAGTGGTTGATCCGGTCGTAGCTGAACACAAGGCAATCGTCGTTCTGTCTGTCGCGGCAGACGAAGCCAAGAGCGTAGTATCCGACGCAGCCGCCACGGCTAAAGAAACGCTCAATGAGGCGGCTGACAAACTAAAGGACAATTGACATGACTCTCACCGTACACGCACTTATTCTCATCGCCCTATTCCTCGTGATGCTGGTTATTGGCCTCATCAAAGAGGAATTCAAGAAAAGCTGGTACTGGTTTCAACTGCTGGTCGGTGTGGCGATCCTGTTCACGCTGGCTGCCTGTGGCAGTCTTCCCACCAAGCCAGCGACGCTCACGGTGCATCAACGCTATGAAGTCGCCTGTATCGACGGCGGCGTGGCCTACAGCGTCATCACGGTCGGCAACAATCTGCATCCGTTGAAGGCAGCGCAACAGCGTTCGGCGCTCGCGGCCAGAGACAAGATCGACAAGTATTGCCGGCTCAAACCCGGTGAAGACTATCCCTATTCCGCGAGCGATGCCGTCATGTCGGAACTCGAAGGCGCAGCCGCCACGCTTGACCAACTCAAGGAAATCTCGAAATGACTACTCCCGTTACCGCTGGCGCACTCGCCAGCAAACTCGAACAGATGCTCGCGCTGGCCGCCATGCTCGATCCGCGCATTGCGCTCGCGTCGGCTGGCTTCGAGGTGTTGAAAGACCTTTTCAGCAGCGACGGCGAACTCAGCACGATGCTGGCACAGGTGTATGCCGAGACGGCGGAGAGCGCACCGGACGTGGCGCAAGCTGTTTCCGCGTTCTATACCGCCAAGGGTGACGCGATGGCGCAGTCCTTCAAAGACCATCCCGGCAGTTGACGTTCAGGCGACACGGCGCGAGACTAGACGCGCTATCACAAACACCACCCGAGGGCAATACCATGAACAAGGCTTTTAGCAGCACGTCGAACCGGGCCGGCAAGAGCAGCGGTGCGTCAGCATCTCCGGCGATCGGCAAGAATGGCAACATGAGCCGGGCGTCGCAGACCAAGCCCGCTCCGCTGGTCAAGCGCTGTGCGAGCTGCGGGCGCAAGAAGTGACCCGCGATCAACGCCTGAATGAAATCCGCAAGGAGCTGGCTCTCAACTCACGGTTGACCCAGCTCCTTGTGGAGTTCTCAAAAGATTTCGCTGACGCCGCCTTGCGCCGCCAGTACAGCACCAACGATGCCGCCGGCCTGATTCGTCAGGCAGGGCTCGCCGAAGGGGCTGAAAAATTCATTGGTGAGATCACCAAGAACCCATCGACCGCTCTCGACGACCGGCGCGAATAACTTGCTAGGAGCAACCTGACATGCCTTCCATCCTCGAACAAGCCCAAGAACGTGAAAATGCCAAGCTGGCGCGAGCCGGCTTGAAGCCGGACGGCACACCGTTGAATGCCAACGCCGACGATCAGGACGATGATCGGGATGACGACACGCCGGATGACGACACGCCGGATGACGATAACCTGTCGGAGATCGAGCAACTTCGTCGCGATCTGGCAGCGATCAGCGGACGGGTGGCTCCGGTGCAGCGTGATGCAGACGAACTGCGGTCGCGTCTGACGACAGAGCGCGAGGCCAGAGAGCGTGAAGTGCGTGAACGCGACGAGCAGATTTCGGCGCTCCGCCAACAGCTCGAAAGCACCGCCAAGCCGATCGCACTCAGCGACCTGCTAAGTGAGGACGAACTGAAAGATATCGACCCGAGGCTGGCAGAGTTGGTCATGAAAATGGCCGATGGTATCGCCAAGCAGCGGGCTCCCAAGATCGACGCACGCGCGGAAGCGCTGCAAGTTCTGGATGAGCGGGAGCGCACGCGTGTTACCGACCATCGCCAAAAGGTGCTGACGGACCCGGCACGGGGTTTGCACCAGTTGGGTACACTGGCTTACGACCCGAAGTTCATCGCGTGGTCGAATGAAGACGACAACGACGTGGAGAGTGTGGTGAACTCGCTGCTCAATGCAAAGAGCACCGAGGAGATTGACCGCTATGCCAAAATCGTTGCAAAGCGCATTGCCGCGTTCAAGGAATCACTCAAGAGCAGCCGGCAAACGACAGACCCCAAAAAGTCTCTCGCAGATCACATGCGCCGCGGGGCTCAGCCGAAACTGACCTCGCAGGAAGTAAATGCAAAATTGGCACAGGCCAAGAATCTTGCCCGGTCGCACAACCCGGCCGATCGCAAGAAGGCCCAAGCTCTCCTCGCTGAACTCCAATAGAAGGAAATCTCGTCATGGCACGAAATCAATCTGCCTCCGGTTATGAGAGCGTTGCAGGCTCTCTGTGGGCTCCGCCGAAAATCGCGGCGAAGATCGTCTACAACTACCATATCTGCTCGATCACTCCGATGCTGGCGAAGTCCAACTTCCTCAGTGACGAAGACCTGTTCTGCGGTTCCAAGGTCATCTTCGGCGTCGAGCAAGACCTCGATATGTTCGGTAGCGATACCGACAACAACGAGTCGCCCGAGACGCACAGCGGCCCCGGCATCGACTCGGCCTCGCTGCAAATCTGCCAGTCCAAAAAGTTCGAGTGGAAAATCTCGAACCAAGACAAGCGGATGATGTGCGACAACTACGATCGCTGGGAAGCGAACCTGCGTCGTCAGATCAGCAAGAACATCACCAAGCTGGTCGATGCGTACTCCATCCCGAAGATCATCGCCTCCGCCTCGCCCGATAACGTCGGCTTGACCGCCGGCATGTTGACGCACAGCACCAGCCTCGGTAACCAAGGCTCCGGCGCGCTGGCCGGCAACACGGTAAACGGCTTCGAGGACATGATCCTCGCGCTGCGCACGGTCGCGCAGGAAGCCGGGATGCTCTGCGGTGAAGGCGAGATCGCGGGCGAAGGCGACGGCGCGAAGCCGGTCATCCTGATCCCGCTGCAGCTCGAAAAGTGGGCGCTCAAGTTCCTCCGCGAAAACGGCAAGCTGTGCTGCACCGAAGACAGCGTGTTGCGTACCGGCCTGCTTGGCGAAGTCTACGGCTTCCAGTTGGTTTCGACCCGCTGGCTGATCCCGCGCGACTTCGGTGCGTCCGGCATTTTGGCCCCTGTCGTCTTGGTTGATCCCAACCAAGTGCTCCATGCGTTCGACGTCATCACGAACAAATGGTGGGAAGGGAAATTCGAGGACTTCCTCGTTGGCGAGTTCGTGTGGGATACGCACGTCTTCAATCCGCATGGTATCGCGGTCGCCATCAGTAAAGTCTGAGGAGAACTCCCATGACTCGCGAAACCAAAGACGAAGCCAACCTGCAAGTATTCCGTGGTTCCTTCCCGAAGCCGGACGTGTTCGCCAAGAACGCCGGCGACGGGTGCTGCGGCCCCGAAGCCAATCTGCAGGCTTATGACAAGCTCGCCGATCGGGTGCACTTCGACAACTCCCTCGCCCACTCCAACCCGCTAGGCGCGAACGACAAGTTCCGCATTCCGGGCGGTGATGGTTTCTCCACGGATCGTCAGGCGATCATCGACCACATCAACGCCAACGGTGTTGGTGCGCAAATCTCGGTGCTCGTGATTCCGACGTTCGCTTTCTTGAAGCGTGTTGCGATCAAGGTGGCGGCGGAAGAAACCGGTCTGACGTTCACCCTCAAGACCCGCAACGGTCTGGCTCTGCCGGAAGGCGCTTCGAGTATCGTGGCGATTACCGCGGCGGAAACCGGCTGCGCCGTAGTGCGCACCGAAACCGTGGACGGCAGTCCCGGCGATCAGAGTCAGGTGACTGGCTTCGGTGCGCTGGGTACGGATATCGCACGCTACATTTTCATTTCGTCGGCACTGGGCGAGTTTGCCCTCGAAGCGGATGAACTGATCTTGGAAGTGGCGGCGATGCCGGCAGGCGGCGTGGTGGTCGGCACGTTCGATATCGACATTGCGGCTTCGTACGAAGTCGTGCGTCGCTGCGACGAGCCGTTCTAAGTCGGTTTTGAGATAGCCCCCTCGCAAGAGGGGGCCATCTTTACAAGGAGATAGCATCATGGCTCGTGCCGCAAAAGACGCAGAAAATCTGCAAGTGTTTCGGGGTTCCTTCCCGAAGCCTGACGTGTTCGTGAAAAATGCCGGCGACGGCTGCTGCGGCCCCGAAGCCGATGTACAGGCTTACGACAAGCTCGCGGATCGCGTTCACTTCGACAACTCCCTCGCCCATTCCAATCCGCTCGGCGCGAACGACAAGTATCGCGTCCCGGGTGGGGATGGTTTCTCCACCGATCGTCAAGCCATCATCGACCATATCAATGCCAACGGCGTTGGTGCGCAGATTTCGATTCTGGTGATTCCGACGTTCGCGTTCCTGATGCGCATTGCCATCAAGATCGCGGCGGAAGAAACCGGCCTGACGTTCGACCTCAAGACCCGCAATGGGCTCACGCTTCCTGCGGATATCGCGCAGATCGTGGACGTCGATGCCGGCACCGGCTGTGCAGTGGAGCGCACGCTGACGCTGGTCGATGGTGATGGCGATCCCGATCCGGCACCGGACAGCATTTATTCCGGTTTCGGTGCGCTCGGCGGCAGTCTCGCCACGTACCTGTTCGGCTCCTCGGCCATCGGCGAGTTTGCACTGGAAGCCGACGAGATCATCATGGAAGTGGCAACCATGCCGGCGGGTGGTGTCGTGTCCGGTTTGTTCGATATCGACGTGGCGGCTTCGTATGAAGTCGTGCGCCGCTGCGACGAGCCGGTGTAAGTAGTGTTTGAACACTCAAGGAGACGTTCCATGCCTTCCGTACAAAGTCGTGTCAACGGCCTCATCATCGACGTTCCCGCCGATGCGTCCGGCGTTCTTCGCCGGTTCAAAACGCCGGGTGACAACGAGTTGATTTTTGCCGGCATCAAAGGCGGTGGTAAAGCCGACGATGACAAAAAGCTCGTGATCGAATCCGAAGCCTCGGATACGTCCGCGCCGCCGGCTACCCCGGACGCGAACCTCGTCTGATGGCCGTTTCTTCGCTCCTCCGCTATAGCCCGGTCAACTGGTTGATCGTTGACTGGGGCTTCAATGGCGCAGCATTCTCTGAATGCGGTTTGCCTGAAGCGCTACCGTGCTCGGAGGAGTCGGAGTCCACAACGCCCTGCGTGGCGTTGCCGATACAAGAGGCGATTGATACCTACGATTGGGCACGGTGGCTTCCCGAAGTGATCGTAGGTATCGAAGACCCGGATGAAAATATCGCCGCCGACTACGTGCGGCGAGCGGCCATCGAGTTTGCGCGCGGTTCGCGCGTCCTGCAGCGTGAAGTGGTCGTGCCGTTGCAGATAGGCATCCTGCGCTACCCGCTCTTTCCCTACGACGGCGAGCGCATCGACGGCGTGATCGGCATCAAGTTCGATGGCGGGTGCGGCTGCGCGTGCAGCGGAGCCCGTGGCAATTACGAAGGCGTCGAGTGGATGCTCGACGTCGCGCGCAACGAACTGCTCATCAGCCGTGTCCCGCGCGCTTCCCTACTCAAGCTGCTGGTGTTCTCGGCTCCGACCGAGGACGCCTGTGCGCATGATGTATTCCTTTACGATCGCTTCCACATGGAAATCACGATTGGGGCGCGAATGCTTTACGCGAACGCCGTGCATTTTCGCGACCGCGCCCTGATGGCTTCCCTCCCCTCGTCGGATGCGTTCGTGAAAGCGATCCTCTCTGCCAAGACCAAGGCGATGCGGCACGCGTCCTCGTCGCAACAGCAGTTTGGTTCCGGCATCTGGGGCAGCGGTCGCCCCGCTACGCACTATAGGGGTCGGTCATGGTGACCTTGCAGGCATGGTTGCGGACGATTGCGGCCCAGCTCGGTGACGATGAGCCGGGGCGGCCTTTCCAGCGGTATACACTCACTGACATGATCGCCGCGTACAACGCGGCGATGTGTCTTGTAGCGCGTTATCGCGCGGACCTGTTCACCGAGCTGCGCGTGATCCGTCTGCAAGCCGGCAAGTATCAGGATGCCCGCGGCTGTTGCTCGAACGTGACCGCGATCCTCGATCAAACCGATTCCGAAGGCAACGTGCTGAAAGAGCTGGGTCAGTCCCGCCACTCGAAGACGGTGGCAACGAAACATTGGAAGAAGCCCAGTTGCGTGTCGTCGGACGATGCCGACGCTTACTTCATCGACTCGGTGCAGCTCGACACGACGCTCGACGGCCGCTTCACGGTCTATCCGCCCGTGCCATGCGGCGTGTCTGCTTACGTCGTGGTCAAGTGCGTGCAGCAACTGTGCGCGCTCACGGTGGCAAGCGCCAACGCCGAACTCAATGGCGACTGCGTGCACAACGTCGCGGCGTGGCACTATGTGCTCGCCACCATGTTGACGGGCGATCGTTTCGACAACGGCGGCTCGGGCAATGCGCAATATCACTACCGTTTGTTTTTTGACATTCTCGGCATCGTGCAAAAGCAAGACGCCGTTGCCGAGAGCGAGGAGACAGCCTGATGGGATGCCAACCTGCCACCGATTGCGCCCCGTGCCAAGATTGCGGGCAAGCTCCCGATCCCCTGCTGCCGCGCTGCGATGTGGTTCTGCCCGATGGCGTCTACACGAATGCCACGATCACGGTAGAGAACGGCTGCATCATTGCCGTCGAGCAAGGCACACCGTTCCTCTATCAACCGGATAGCTGTTGCGCCACGCCGGGTGAAGGCGGTGGTGGCGAGGGTGGGCTCGATGGGCCTCCCGGTCCTCCCGGCGCAGCCGCGACGGTCAACGTCGGAACGGTCAGCTCACTCCCGCCAGCGTCGGCACCGACGATCACCAACGTCGGCACACCGACGAACGCGATCCTCAACTTCGCGATCCCGCGTGGCGAGGACGGTATCGACGGTGCGACACCGACCGGCGTCACGGACAACACGGCAGGCATCGACATTGTTGCCGGCAGCGTGCAAGCGCTTCCGCTGACGTGGCCTCCGGTACTCTTGGTCAACTCCGCGACGTCTGACACGGCGGGCGCGGCGCTGACGGCGACCAAAGACCCGGTGACCGGTGCTGTTTCACTGGACTTGTCGCTCGCGGCGTTCTACACGGACATTCAGGCGTACATCAACGATCAGATCGCCACGGCGATCGCACCGTTGCAGTCAGATATCACCACCATCCAGTCAACGTGCTGTGGCGAATGACAGCCCTTACCTTCAAGCAATTCAGCGGCTCCAATCCGAGGCTCGCGGAGCATCTGATTGGCGGCTCGTCGGCGGCCGAAGCGCTCGACTGTCGTTTGTGGCACGGGACGCTCGAAGCATGGCGTGAGCCGCTGCAAGTTCGCGAAGTAGCCGAGGGCACGAAAACTGTTGCGATGTTCGGTTGCTGCTGGCTCGACTTTCCGGCGTGCGTCGATATCGCTTACGGTGCAGTCAACTGTAAAAAGATTTACACCACCGGCGATCAGGAGTGGCCGGCGGTCGTCAGTTTCGATGACGACTGCGTGCCCACGATTCGCCGCCTCGGGATTCCCTGCGCAGATACCGCGCCTTCGGTGCTCGTCGGTGCGCCCACGGGTGTGCCCAAGGACACGGAAGGGCGCAGCTACGCGTACCAGTTTGTCAATGGCGACGGCGAGCGCGGTGCGCTGTCGAAAGCCTCCACGAGCGAGTTGATACAAGATGGACAATCAGTGGTTGTCTCGGGTTGGGAAGTCCCTGATGCGTCTTGGGGCATTACGAAAGTCCGCATTTATCGAGCGGTTTCCGGATTTCAATCCGGCAAGGAAACCGGCAACCTGTTCGACACGAACTGGATGCTTGTCGGTGAAGCAGGCATTGGCGACGCATCGTTTACGGACACAAAATATAACGATGAGCTGCAAGAATCCGCCGAAGAAGATGTTGCGCCGCCACCCCCGGTGAATTTGCGCGGGATCGTGGATGTGAAAACGATCAACGCGCTCGCCGGCTATGTCGGCAATCGCGTTTACTTTTCCGAGAACAACAGCTATCACCAGTGGCCGTATTTCATCGACCTTGATGACAACGTGTGCGGCCTGATCGAGAGCAACGGCGTGCTCTACGCGGCGACCGATGGACACCCGTACGCGATCGCGGCGGCAGTCGATTGCAAGAACGCCGGCTGCCGTGTTGCCGTGCGCGGGCCGATGGCGTACCCGATGGTGGGCTGCGGAAACCGTCGCATGGCCTCGACGCCGCAAGGGGCGGTGTATCCCTCGCACGATGGGCTGATCCTGTTGGCCGGACGCGGCGAGCCGCAAGTGCTCACGCATCCGCTGTACGCCCCGGATGACTGGCAGCAGCTCGCACCCGAGAGCGCGACGCCGGTTGCCTTCGGCGGCAAGCTGTTTGTCTTTGCACGGCGCGGCAGTTTCGTGCTGACGATGCCCAGCGGTTCAGAAACCGGTTGGCCGATGGATGCGCACAGCACGCTGTCGGATACCGACGTCATCGACGCCTTCGTGACGCGTACGGGCGATTTCTACCTGCTCAAAGGCACGAACGTCGTGCAGTGGGATCGCGGCGCGGCATTGCGCGCGTACCGCTGGGTATCGCCGGAGAGCGTCACGCCGGTGCCCGTGGGCTTTGGTGCCGGCCATATCCACCATAAGCACGGCGCGGAATCGGTTACTATTCGGGTTGATGGCCGAACCGTACTTTCCCGGTCCCTCCTGTCATCGCGCCCCTTCCGGCTCCCGCAGTGGGCGTTCGGCACGCGCTGGCAGGTCACGCTGGAAGGTACCGGCGTCGTCAGTCTGTTTTCTCTTGCCACGTCCATGCGCGAACTCGGAGCCTGACCAGTGTATCAAGTCCTGCAACCCCCCACGGAAGAAGCGGCGTTTGCCGAACGCGGCAAGGAAATTGTCGCGGCGGCCAAAGCGCTCGGCATGAAACTCGATACCGAAGGCTTCCTGATCGCGTGGGTGAACGGGACACGGGTACTGGTCGAGCGCGATGCCGATCAGCAGATCATCGCGATGGCCTTGGTCGCGGTCGGCAAGCGCTGGGTCAAGGATGATTTCACCGCGACGGTTCTCGAACTGCGCGGCATCCATCCCGACATGATGCTCGGCTTCGTCATGCAGATCGCGGCGGCGCTGGGCGCGGCATCGGTGTTCCATCAGCCAGACGAAGGAGTACAGCAGGGTGATCGGCGTTGGGTGCATGTCGTGCTTGAGTTCAAGCTCCAATAAGGAGTAACGGTCCATGTCATTCGGGATGAGTTGCGTCACTGATAGCGCCTACATTTCTGCGGCGACGAAGCAGGGGCACGCGATTGTCACGCAGGCGACGGTGGATGCCGCGATTCAAGTGGCGATTGCGCTGTGGCAGCGCAATTCCAGTACCTCGATCTCCAACATGCAGAAAAACATTTCCGAGCAGCAGGTCGTGCTGGCGGAAGCGGTACAAGCGCACGCGGTTATTTTCTGGGCCGAGGAAGCCGATCTCGTCAACGATGCCTTCGGCGTCTCGAAAGTCGTCACTGGCTACACCGCACTGAGTTCCGGCTGGGCGGCACTGGTCGATGAAGCCGAAGCCGAAGGCCGCGCGCTCTGGCTCGACGTCTCGCGTCAGCTCTGTCTCCCGCCGGATCGGTGTCAGGATGCCCGTTGGCAGCGCAACGAACAGTTGCTGCGCGCGGACATGCTCAGCTACGCGTCACGGCAAGACGAAGCGCGTACGGAAACGCTCAACGATCGGCGCTACGCGCGTCAGCTCGCGGTGCTCGGTATGGGGCAGGGCAAGGTCGCTGATCTCGTCACCTATCAAAACATCGGCCTGTACTCCGGGCTCAGTGCCGCGTCGATGCTCGAATCGGGCATCAACAGCGCGATGCAGCTCTACGGCTACCAGTCATCGCGTACGGGACCGCCGACCGGTTGGGCGCAAGGCATCAAGCAAACATGGACGGCGGCTCCAAATTTCAGGAGCACCGTGACGATGCCGGCGACGGACGCCCAGCGTGCCACAGTGACGGTGCTCCCGCCGGTGCCGACGCGCGCCGCGCCGACGACCAAGGCCAACGAGATTCAGGCAGGCTTCGATATCGTCGAGCACCCGACCTTTACGCTTCCGAATAACTTTGATGAAGCGCGTCGTCTTGACGGAGGGATTTACTGATGCCCGGCTGTCTGAGCGATCTCGGTTATGGGCAGGGCGAGTCGATTCGCGGCAAAGCGGTCGCTCTCGCGGCGAACATTCGTCGCGTGGCGGCGATTGCGATTGCGATCGACAACGCGATGCGGCTGGTTCAGAACTACCAAGACCAGCACGACATTGCCCAGCGCAGTACCGATATCAGCAAGGCGCAACAGAATCAGATCGCCACGGTGTTCTGGCCGCGCGAGGCCGACTTCCTTGCCGAGTTCTCGACGCCCGAACCGATCGAAGCGGTCGAGGTCATGGGACGTCGGTACGGCGGGCGCTTGGCGTCTACTGTCGCCAAGCAGTTTGCTGACGCGCTCAAGGAAGCGAAGTGCAGTTTCTCGCGCTACTGCACCAGCGCGAACAGCAAGTTGCTGCAAGACCTGATGATGACGCGCAGCCTCGCGATCGCGAACGCCCGCGTGCTCGGGCGCAACATCGCCTTTGCTGAATTCCAAGCGCGCACTGACGTGAACTACAACCGTCGCCTGCAGGCCGTGTCACTCGGCCGCGGGCTCATCAACGAAGCCATGACGCTCTATAGAGCGGCAGGGCAGGGGTTGGCCGGCGTTGGCGATCAGTTGAGCAAACAGTTCAACAGTGCGCTGGAAGCGTTCGGCTATGCCGGCGCACGCTCGGCTGCCGACGCGGGCATGTTCGCCCAGTCAGCGTTCAACACAGCCAGTAAGACGCAAGCGCCAGTGTCCGGTGTGGATGCACAGAGCTACATGCAGACAGTCAACAAGTTCGGCTTCGAGCACAGCCAGTCTGATTTCAGCAGCTACGACAAGGTAGGCGCACCGTTCAATGACAGCCGCAACAGCGATGTGCTGCAGTCCGGGCCGGTCAGCCAAGAGTTGCCGATTAACGCCGAGCATCACCGTCGTGGCGACGTCGGCAACGACAACCTCGTGCCGCAAGGCATGATGACGTTCGCGGTCGTGGACGACACAGTGACGGTCGATCTCGGTATGTACATGCTGGGCTATGTCGATGACAAGAGCCCCGGTGATTTGAACAGTTCTATTTGATGGAGACGTGTCATGGCTATTGATTTCATGGCGATTACCGAAGGACGCCAGAAAGCCTTGGCCGATAATTGGCAGGACAAGGTTCGCTTCGAGCAAGAGAAAGTCAACGCGTTCAACGATCGCGGTCGCCAGATCGAGGGCGTCAAGCGTGAGGAAGGCTTCACGGACTATCTCGGCCAGCAGGAAGCCGCGGCGTACCTCGCACCGCTCCTTGGCAACCGTCAGCTCGCCGCCGACAGAGGCTTGAGCGACGTGGATTGGGCGATCCAGCAGCGCAAAGAGATTTTGGCTGATCCGAATTTCCAATCGAAATCACCAGCGGTGCAACAGCACATTCTCGACAAGCTCAGTCAGTCGGCCACACTGATTGCACAGCAGCGTCTGAGCATGGGTGGTGCAGAGAACGTCTCACTCGCTCAAAAATTGTTGGGCGTCTACGGTGCGTCGGGCGGGCCAAATAATCTCGCGACCGCGATCGCGAGTGGCGATCCGAAGCAAATTCTCGACGCCGCCCATTTGGTGCCCGATGCAAACGGCAAAGTGGAAATCTACCCCGGCCATAAGGTAGATGCGTTGGAAGCGGTGGGAGGCATCATCCAAGCAGGAAACAAAGGCGGTTCGATCGCGGCGTCCTTGGATGCCTCGCGCTTGGCGGCAGCCAAGACCGAACAGCAAAAAGCAGAGCTGGCGCAATACAATCAGTTGAAAAACACCGCGCTTGCGCAAGGCCACCCGGAAGTGATCCCGTTGTTACAGCTCCCGACCGGCTATCAACTGCAAAACGGGAACTTGGTTCCGGTTCAAGATCAGTCGAGCGTGGTAACGGACTTCAACTCCACCTATGCCGCCCTCGCGGCACACCCCGAACTGCAGGCGAAGCTGACGGTGCCTGCGGGCTACGTGGTACAGAACGGTGGGCTGACGCTTGCTCCGCCGCAAGCACCGGCCGGAGTGGGCGAGGCGATTTATCAGCATAGCCTAACCGTACCCGGTGCGGCAGCAACACCCGGTACACCGGGTACGTTGCCTGCGCCCGTGCTTCCTGACGCGTCCGGTTTGCTCCCGGCGGCGATCTCGCCAGAGTCACTGGCTCGGCTAGACGCAGTTAAAGCCGGCGTCACTCTGCAGCCGCAACTCGTGCAGAAGACTGCGGAGGTCACGGCCTTGCAGAGTGCACTGAATACCATCAATGAAGCGGCGACAGCGAGAGCAACGCCGATGCGTCATCAAGGCATGGGCGTTGAGCGCTTGTACACGCCGGAAGAAAAACAGCAGGTGACGGTGCTGCAAGGGCGGTTGGCGACAGAGAGCACGGCACTTGGCAATCTGCGGCTGGCCGCGCAGAACAACATCGCCGCGCATCAGGCGGCAAACGCGGGACTCGAAGCCAACGCACTCAGTACGACGAAGCTCGGTAACGAGATCGTTGTTGGCTACACCCTGCTGGGCCTTGATCCGGCGAAGTTGATGGAATTCAAGAAGCGCTATCCCCAAGGGATGCAGCAAGCGGTCGCCACGCTCAATATGGAAGTGGCGCGAGCCAACGCCCTGTTGCCTACGGTTGCAGAAAAATATCGCGTCGGCTTGACTGCTTACATCGCGCGTCTGAATAGCGCCATCGCCAATTTCAGGAAGCTGTGACATGACTCGCGAAGAACTGGCCCAGTTGACGCAGAATCCGAACGTACGGACGTTCCTCGATCTCATTTCAGAAACCGAGGGCACCACCAAGCACGGCTACAGCACGGCGTTCGGTGGCGGCGTGTTGCCAGCGCTGAACGATCACCCGCGCACCGTGCAGACGTTCGGCAAGAAAGGCGAGAAGACGTCGGCGGCCGGGCGTTATCAGTTCCTGCAATCGACATGGGATGACGTCGCCAAGAAATACGGACTGACCGATTTCGGCCCGACGTCGCAGGATATCGCGGCTGTGGAATTGCTCCGTCGCAACGGCGCGTTGAGCGACGTGCTCAACGGCGATTTCAAGCAAGCCATCGCCCGTTCTGGCGCAACATGGGCTAGCTTGCCCAGCAGCCCTTACAACCAGCCGAAGAAATCGAACAAGGCCGTGGACAGCATTTTGGCCCGCCTGCGGTCTAAAGGTCCGTCATCGCAAGCGCAGTTGATCGCCAAGACGCCCGCGACGATCAAAGCGGCCGTCGAGTTGGCAAGCGCTGCGCCAACGACACCGATGCAAGACGCGCTGCCACCGACGCCGATGCTCGCCCTACCTGCGCCGACCGACGCAACACCGGCATGGGCCGAGCAAGTGCGCAGCACGCAACTGGCCGGCGAGCCGATGCCCGCGCCCGTGCAGGGAGGGGACGAGACGCCGGGCTGGCAGACGCAGCTCACGCAGGATGCGGTATCCAGTGATGCGAACACGATGCGCGACAACGCGGTAAGCTCTTTCTTCGGTGAGCAACCGGTGCCACAAGTCGCGCTCCCCGCCTCGCTCGATGAGTCCATCAACCGCTATCTGGCGAAACTCGCATGACCGACGATCTCTTTGAAAAAGCCCTCGGTGATTTGAAGGTTCCCGACTACGCGAAAGAATTGCGCAGTGTGCTCGGCTCGATCGCGCAACCGAAAGATTTGCTGGACGCGCCACGCACCCGCGCCGGCGGTAGTGCACTGGCCTCCGTGAGTTCGCTCATCAGCCAAGCCAAAGAGCAAACGAAACTGCAGCAGACCTTGCAGGAAGCAATGCCGCTCGGTGATCTGATCGCCGGGCTGCCGAAGTGGGAGGCTGTTAAAACCGCTACCCAAGGCTTCGACGCGCTCCCGTATTCCGAGCAAAACAAAATTTACCAAGGCTACCTCGACGCGCAAATTGCCAGTGCTAAAAAGCTCAACCCCAAGGCCGACGAGTTCGAGCTGACGCAGTTGTTGCGCACGAACAACCCGGCTCCGCTCAAGCCCGAGCGGTCACTGTTGGAAAACATCACCGATCCGCTCAAGGGCTTGCGCAAGGGATTAGAAGCGACGGCAGAATCGGCGGTCGGTGCGATCGCGCCCGCGAGCGTACAAGCGGCGCAGCTCCGGCAGGATCAGCAGGATATTGCCCAGTCGCTGTCGGCCTACGAGAAAAACCAAGCGAACGAGAGCCAGTTCGAGCAGAGCCAGATCGCGCCCGATGCCAGTGCGCTCGAACGCTTGGGCTCGGAAGCCAGCAGCACGCTCAAACACTTCACGCTGAGCCAAGCCGGCGAAGTCGTCGGCAACGTCCTGCCGTCGCTGCTGGTGACCGCGGGCGTCGGTACCGGCACCAACATCGCCCTGCGCGGAGCCATCGGCGCAGAGCGTGCGCTCGTCGCGGCACAGACGGCCGGCAAGGTCACTGGTGCGGTGCTGAACTCCGCCCTGACGGCGGGCGAGGCACGTTCGGGAGCCTACGGTGCGGTCAAGGCCATGACGCCCGACGAGCTGGCGAAAGACCCGGAGTGGGCGGCACTGCTGGCGGCTAGCGGCGGTAATGTCGAAGCCGCCAAGGAGCAGGCGGCTCAGCACGCCGGCAACACCGCCGGCATTCTCGGCGCGATCATCGGCGGCATCAGCGCCATCCCGGGAGCTGGGTCGCTGGAAGGCACCGTCGCCGACGCCGTAGCCCGCCACGGCGGTTTGATCGCTGCCGCCAAGGCACCGGGAGCGCTGGCGGCGACGCTGCGCGCTGCGGGCGCTACGCTCAACGAGGGCTTCGAGGAAGGAATCGGCCGGGCCGCGCAGAACTACGGTGCGCAAGGGGTCGCACCCGATCAGAAGCTGCTCGAAGGGGTTGGCGCGGAAGGCACGCTCGGCGCGCTCGGCGGCTTGGGCGGTCATGTCGGGATCGCGGGCGTGGAGCACTTCGCACCCCCGCCGGTCACGCCGGCAGTGACCGAGCCAGACCTCATCATCCGGAACCGGGAGGCAGAGGCTAACACGACCGCCCCGCCGGTGGCTCCGATCACCATCGAAGGGGCCACCCTGCAGCCGCAGGCAGACGGGCGCTACGCCTACGGTGAAGGCCAGACGCCCAACGACACCGCCGACGCGGTGATCGCAGCACAGAACGCCCGCGTGGCGGCGGTAGAGGCGCACTCGACCCGGCGTGGTGGGCCGCCCGGGTCACCGCCTGCTACCGCCGTCACGTCGGCGGTCACGGAGACACGCCCGATCCCGGGCACGCAGACGGTTGTGGCCGGCAGCACGCTCGTGGTTGGCCCGGATGGTACGTGGGCCTATGGCGAGGGGCAGACGCCCAACGCCAGCGCGGATACGACACTGGCCACGCTCAATGGGACGCCGGCTGCACCAGTCGTGGCAACGCCAGCGGCACCTGTGGTGACGCTTGCCGCTGTCCACGACACGGCCGCAGCCATCACCCAGCTCGCCCATATCAACTCGAATTTGCAGCAAACGATCCCGGGCTTGCTCGCCAACGACGCGACCCGGTTCCAAGGGCTGCGAGAGCTGGGCGACGCCGTGCGTACTCTCACGCCCGATCAGCAGCAAGTCCTCACGGAGCAGGCACGCAATAGCTCGCAAATTCACACGCCCGAGAGCAACCCGCTGCTCTATGCGGTGCGCGAGCTGGGCCTCAATCGCCGGGTGCAGGACAACCCGGATGCCGTGTGGGCGGCGAACGTGCGCAGCGAACAGCCGATCCACACGATCCTGCAAAGCATCATTGACAATTCGGAAGAAGCCGGGCACGCGAACGCGATCATCGCGGCGCACTTGCTCGATCTCTATCGGCAGACCGGACAGACGCTGCCGACCGTGAGCTACGGCCCGCAACAGGGAACGGAGTTCGGTTCCTACAACACCGCGACGCACGCGCTGCGCTTCAATCCGACCAGCACGGCCGACACGGTACTTCACGAAACCATCCACTCGCTGACGTCGCGGGCGCTCAACGACATTACTGCGCGAGCAGCGCGCGGCGAGCAGCAAGCGGTAGAGCTGAAGGCGCTACTAGACGGTTTGCTCGCGCAACTGCAGGCGGCCGGCAACACACGGGGAACGCACGACCTTCAAGAAATGTTTGCCGAGCTTGTCAAGCCGGAAATGCTGGCGCTCGCGGCGAACACGTCGCTTGACGTGCACAGGCTCTCTGCGAGTGCACAGGGCGCGTTGAATCGCTTAGGGCCATCGCAGCACCGCACGTTGCTCGATGCGATCGCCGGCTGGATCAGCCGCGTGCTCAACATGGTGCACCCGGGTGCAAACGTCAGCGAGAGTTCGATCCTGCACGTGTTGCAGCAAATTGCCGCACAGGCCGTCAATCACAATGCGAGCATCACGGGTACAGCTACCGCACCGGTTGCACAAGAGCAGCCGGCGGCGACAGAGCCGGTTGCAGAACCGCTCACCGATGACGAACGCAATCATCTGCGCACGGTGGCGCAAGACGTTCGTTATGACGCCACGCCGATTCAAAGTCTTGAAGCGGAGCTGTCGCGTTTCGGCGACCGGCTGACGGATGCCGAGCGCACCGCGCTGCTTGACTTCGCGCGCTATAACTCCACGATGCAAATGTTCGAGGCGGCATTTCCCCTGCCGGACCCGCCGAGTTTTACCGCGCAGCAAGCGCCAATCGAAAACCTCACGCCCGTCGCGCAAGAACCGGTGCGCATTAACTCGCTAGCCGGTACGCCCGTGTCCGCGACCTTCACTCGGGCCGTACGCGCGATGCGCTGGAATGCCGGCGGGCGCGGTCAGCAGCTTAGTTTTTACGATCCAATCGACGGCGTGATCTATCTGGCACGTACTGGCGCACGATCGAACACGCGTCCTGCCGCGGTTGCGTGGCTGCACTCGCTGGGGATGAGTCAGTCGCAGATCGACTTGCTGGCAGATTCGATTCGCAGTCAGGCACGTGATCTCAGCAACAATTCCCCGGCGGGGGCCATCCTTCGGATTCCGCAGATCGTAGCGAACAGCCAAGGTCGTCTCGAAGCGACTGCATCAAACCGCCCGCAGGTCGCACTCGCCGACGTGCAACTGCCGTCGAGCGTCCATGTTGTGAGCGCACCCACGATCAACGGGCGCGAAGTACGGTTCGACAATCCCATCGTGGCCTTGCTCTATCCGCGACGTAATAACTCGGGCGATCAGCAAGACGCCTCGAACACGCGCTTCTTGGAATCGCTGGGACTGACGTTGCCTGAAATTCGCCAACTGGGCGATGCGGTCGCACAGTCGGTCATGGAAGGCATCCGCGATATCCCGGGGGGCACCGTGCCGATCGGCGTACCGGTCGCCATCAGCTCGCGTCGCGTGACCGCGCCACCGAGCGAAGCCGAACGGCGCGCTGCAGAGCAGGCGGCGATCGCGGCGGAGCAACAGCGGACGGCAGGGCAGCGTGCGGCCGAGCAAGGCACGGTAACCGCGGCCAACCCGGCGCTGCCCAGCTCGGAAGCCGAAGCACGTACGCTTGCCAACCGCACGTTCTCACAACAAGTCATCGACGCTATCGTGAACTTCGCACGCAATCGCGGACACGTTCGCGGTGTGCGTCCGGTCGGCGCACTCGGGCAGTTGATTCCTGCGTCAGCCACGGCTGCACAAAAGAACGCGTATTTCCTCGCCGCGATGCAAGCCGGCGTGCAGGCGCTGAACGATCCCGCTCAGTACCCGCGGATCGCAGGTCGGCTTCGCCTGACGCATGGTGCCAATGGCGTCAAGGTTTATATCGACGGCAACTACGGAGCCTTCCCTTATAGCGGCCAAGCCAGCACAAGTTCGTGGTCGAGCAACAACGACTACGGGCGGGAATCGAGCGCTGCGAACTTCGTCTACGATCTCGTGAACGGAGCGATGGTCAGTGCACGCAAGCAAGTGCCTAACGGCGGGTACACGTCCGACAACTCCGCACGTATCCCCATCAACCGGTTGCGTGCCATGTTGAAGTGGGGCGCTATCACCGGCGACATGGAAAATGCGGTTCATTCGCTGACGACTGAATCGGTCGGGTTGGGCGATGCCGTGCCGAATATCAGGAGTCAGAATCTGCCGTGGGCGGAAGCATTGAATGCGCAAATCCAGTTGGTCATGGATCGCGCCCGTCGCTACATGCTATCCACGGTAGGCAATGCCAGCGCACCCATTCTTTTCAACCCGGAAACGCAGCGCATTTCCATCGGCAGCCGTTCTTACTCTTTTCCAGAGCTGCGCGCGGCAACGCTTGTTCCGGGTAGCGGCGTGGCTCCCACGACGGCTCGCATCTCGACCGCCTCCACGATCGGGCTCACTGCCCTCGTGAACTCGCTGCGTGCCGCACGCACCGACGACGCACGGCAAGCCATTCTCAATGCCGGGTTGCAGACGGACATTTTCGACACGATTTTCTCGATGCCCGATGACGCCAGCGACGAATCGCTCGCCAATATCGTGTTCTCGTTGCCGGACACGATCACCGCAGAGACGGTAGCCGCCGAACCGTTCGCCCCGGATGCGGCCTTGCCGCGTCCGCGCGACGATTACGGGCAGTTGCACACCGACGTGCGCGACAACGTGCCGGCGACGCCCTCCTCGCCGAGCAACGAGCTGACACAGGCGCTGCGGCGTCGCGATTGGTCGGCCGCGCGGCACGCGCTGGCAGGCACCGGCAAGTGGCTCAACGAGCAGGTCGGCGATCACCTGATCCACGTCAAGGACTGGATCAACGCGCTCCCCGGTGTCGCCCAGCAGCTCCGCGATCGCATAGAAGGTGCACTGCGCCGTGCCCCCGGCGTGCGCGATGACCGGCTCAATGACGCGATGGAAAACAACGGCGGGCAAGCGATGAATCGCGAACTCGCGGCCATCGCCAGCAAGTACAACACGACGGTCGAGACGATCCGCCGCAACTTCGGCTTCTGGATCACGGCGCAGCGCGCCCCCGCGGCGAACGCCCTGCTGATCCAGCGCGACACGGATGCGGTGCTTGCCGTGCAGCGTCAGATCGCCACCCTCGAACGCGAATTCGCGGGCATTACCCATCCGACCGAGACCGACACCGCCGAGCACAATGCCGCATTGGCCGCTGCCTCGCGCGAGTTGAGCGCTGCTGTGCGCCAGTTGACGCAGCGCAGCCGCGCGGTGAACAACCCGGAGACGATCGTCAAGCGGCACGTGGCCGGTGTCGGCGGCTTCAACAACGCGCAAGCGCGGCAACTGGCGAGAGAGATCGAATCCAAGTACGACGTCACCGAACTGCAGGCCGTCGCCAAGCACGTCCACGATCTCAACGCGTGGGTACTGGCGACCAACCTCGAGAACGGCAAGACCTCGCCGGAGATCGCGGTGACCTTCCTGCGTCAGCCCGGGTTGTTGCCGCTGCTGCAGGAGCTGCGCGATCTCGGCGCGACGACCACGGCAGAGAACGCGGACAAGGTAGCGGCGCTCGTTGCCAAGCGCGCCGAAGTGAAAGCCGCCGTGCACTCGAACTACGTCCCGCTGTCCGGCGATCCGAACACCGCGTTGACCGAGGACTTGTTCTACCACGGCAGCAGCCAGCCGAACGTCGCCCGCGATTACCGCATGGATGGCCGGACGACCTCGATCCCTGACGATGGCATCAGCACGACGTTTGCTGCGGTGCTCAAGGCGGCGAGCTACGCCGGCTGGCGCGACTTCCAAGACGGCATTGCCGAAGCGCACGCCGGTATGACACGGGAACAGCGCGAGGAAGCCGGCATTGTCCGTCATGACCTCGGGCACGGGGCCGCGCCGCCTGCCGGTGCGATCGTGCGCCGTCGTAACGGCCGCGCCGTGGCTTACGAGCTGCGTGACAAGAAGCTGCTCGAAGATATCCGGGGTGCGAGCTTGGGCGATGCGAACAACTTGTTCACGACCTCTTTGAGTCAGTTCACGCGCGTCTACTCGTACTTCGCGACGCAACTTGCGCCGTGGTTCGCGCCCAAGAATTTCATCCGCGACTTCTGGGATCGCAGCGAGATACTGCGCACGCGCGTGTACCGCAACGCACAGGGCGAAGTGATCGACAGCAACCAAGCCGGTCGCGCGATGATGTGGTATATGGGCAACCCGGCGAAGCTGGCGGCGCTGTTCTCGGCGACCGGGCGGCATGGCTTCGGCATGAGTTCTAATTCTTCTAAAGAAGCCCGCTACCTCGACGAGCTGCTGTCGCTGGGCGGTGCGAGCGTGTTCGGCGATCGCTTCGCCTACACGCGCACCGACATGGTGAAAGCGATCCTGCGCGAGCAGAGCGGCACCAAGCAGCTCAGAATGTTCAAGCAGTTCATCGCCAAGTACAACCGGACGTTCGAGCTGGGACCGGCGCTCGCCGGCTATATCGCCCTGCGCGATGCCGGGGTTTCCCCGGCGGAGTCCGCCGCCGGTGTGCTCGACCTGATGAACTTCCGCAAGCGCGGTGCGGCATCGGCCTACATCAGCTCGCTCTACGCCTTTGCCCAGCCGTCGATCACCAGCGGCATCAACACGTTTGCCTCGCTCGGCACACGCCGCGGGCAGGTCCGGTTGGTGGGCTACACGATCGCGCTGTTGGGCGTTCAAGCCCTTGCGCGTCACTTTGCGGACGATGACGAGGGCGGCAACAAGCTCGACGAGCAGAGCGATTTCGTCAAGAACACGCACCTACTGATCCCGTTCGGCGATGGCGTGATTAAAATTCCGCTCGCCTTCGGCTCGGTGCGCATTGCAAACGGCATGGCGCGAGCGCTCATCGGTGTGCAGACCAAGGAGCAGACCCCCGGCGAAGCGCTGGGCAAGCTCACGTCCGGTTCGCTGGTGCCGGTGATCTCGCCCATCGAGGATACGAACATCGACTGGACGAACCGGCCGATACAGGCGTTCCTCGTCACCTTCGCGCCGACATGGGCCAAGCCGATCGTATCCGTTGGCCTCAACCAGACCGCATGGGGCACGCCGGTGGTGCGCGACAACTACGAAGACACCACGCAGTATCGCTCGGAGCAGTTCGGCAAGAACGTCTCGCCGACCTACAAGGATATCGCGATCTTCCTGCGACACTTGCCGTTCCACTTCGATCTCTCGCCCGAGGAAGTCAAGGCGCTGATCCACGGCTACCCGCTCGGCCCGGGTACGATGCTCATCAACGGCTTGATCGAAAATCCGTACAAGGAATCGAAGGGTCAGCCCGCACAGAGCGCGCTGTGGAGTCAGGTCTATGCCGGCTATTCGGACTCGGCGATCTACTTCCAGTTCCAAGAGGCGCTAGGCAAGACCGACGACTTGCTCAAAGCCTACAACGTGAAAGAGCGCGATTTCAGCGATCAACAAGTGGCGATGCTCGCGTGGCGGAAGGCGTGGGACGATACCGACAGCGCGCTGCGCAAGGAGAAAGGTGCGATCACGCGCGATAAGACGCTAGCCGCCAGCGTACGTGCGCAAAAGGAAGAAGCACTCAAGACCAAGCGCGAGCACGCGATCACGCTGGCCCTGTATTCGTACCGCGTGGCGACAGGTCAACCGGCCACGCGGGTAGAGGTTCCCAAGGAGGCCCTGCAATGAAACCGTGGGAAGTACCGTTGCCTCCGGGCATGAAGAAAAAGCCGGTCAAGAAGAAACCAGTACGTGCTTCCGAAACGAAGCCGCGCACACCGGTACGATCGGCTCGATGAGTTCGAGCATTGCGTTGGCGTACACCTGTATCTCGTACTGCGCGTGCGCGTGACAACGTAGTCGCAGGAAGTGAAACAAGTTGTGCAGGTCGATGCTCGCTTGCATCCGCGAATAGCAGGCTACCGGCAGCACGATGCGCGCCAGCTCACGCGGCATCCCGGCTTCCAGATGAGCACGGTACATCTCAATCGCTTGGTCGATCACTGTTTTTTGCCCGTCACGCCAAAATACCTCTTGACGGTTCTGCGCTTCTGTCAGTTCTTTGCGATCACGTGCCTGCTTGCTCGACGCACTTTGCACGCCGTAATCACCAGACCCCGGCAGGTAGTAGCCCTCGTCGAGTTCCGTGTAGCGCGCCGACATTTCATTGAAAGACCACGTGCGATGCCGATGCCATTGACGGAAAACGAAGATCGGGGCTTTGACCTCGAACCGGAATTGCACCATTTCAAACGGCGACGTGTGATGGTTCTTCATCAGGTAGTCGATCAGCTTGGCATCTTTGCCTTCGTCCTCGCCAGCACGCCAGTCGGCATCGTAAGAGACGCGAGCGGCTTGCACGACGGAGAGATCGCTACCCATGAAGCCGACCAAGCGCACGGAGCCGGGCTTGTCGTGACCGATGCAGGGTAATACCTCTTTGTAAGTCATTCTAATTCCTTGTTGGCTTCCGCAATGAAGGTGGGAGTGATGGCTTTGGCCTGCTCGAAGTACGCGATGAATGCGCGAATGTATCTGTCTTTGCGCTTGAGCGCTTCGCGCATTACGGCCAGCTCGCGCTGTAGTGACGTGAGGTAGCCAGCGCCATCGAGCAATTCTTCGACGGCGTGCTGCGCCCATTGCTCCGGTGTCAGGTCGGCGCGATCGAGTGACGTACCGTATTTGACCTGGCCGTGCTTGTCGCGCTCCAACAATTGCTGGACCAGCGACGACGTGACTTGTGACGGGGTGTGTTTTTCCATTTTGCTCTCCTAAGCGGCTACGGCGATTTTGATGGCTTGCTGCACGCTGATCTTACGGGTCACGCAATCAGTCGTGGACTGATCGAAAGTGTTTCGCGCTATCAACCGATAGACGTTGACCAATCGCTTGTAGCCCGACTGCATCTGACGCACCGGGCCGATGCGCTCGATGATCTGCTCGTACAATTCAGCATCCCAATCGGGCGTGTAGATGCACAGATTGTGTCCGCCGTGTTGCAGCGACAACCCATGGCCTGCCCCGGCTGCGTGAACGACGAGCATCGGGATACGGCCAGCGTTCCAGTCATCCTCGACCTGTTGCTGTTTCGCACCAGAGGGCAAGAGCTTGGCTTGCGGAAAGCGTTTCAGGATGGCATCACGATCCGGTTTGAAAGCATAGGACACGAGCAACGGTGCGCCGCACAAATTTTCGAGCAGGGAATCGAGTGCCTCTAGCTTGGCGTCGTGAATATGATGTGCGTTGCCGTTGCTATCAAAAATTGATCCGCTCGCATATTGTCTGCACTTATTTGTAATGACGGCCGAATTTACTGCCGTGATGACGGTCTGGTTAGCCAGTGTCAGTACCGCCTGCCGATGCAGCTTGCGATAATCCTTCATGAGTTTTTCGGAAAGCTCAACGTCGATATCCACTTCACGCGGCTTCGCAACGTCGAAGTAGTCGTAGGCGTCGATACTGATCGTGAGCGGCGCAATGCGCTCCGTGATCTCGTCCAGTGCGTGCGGCAACGGATCGAATACCGCCTGCTGTGCGCTCGTGCCACGGCGTTGCATGAACCAGCGCTGGGTAAATGCGGTGTACGAACGCCCGAGGGATTGGCCGAAGTCAAGAGGCCATGTTTGACCCCATAAGTCTTTGAGTCCGTTCGGCGCGGGCGTGCCCGTGAGGTTGATCCACCGCTCCGTGCGCGGCGCATAGCGCATGAGCGCGGCGGCGTTGACCGCGCCCGCAATGCGCAGGATCGTCTTACCGGTCTTGGTCGTTTGGAAACTGCAGCGCGCCGATTTAATTCGTGTGCTTTCATCGCACACTACGGTCTTGAAAGGCCACTTGGTATCT